AAATAGGGCAAAATCAATGTGGCCCTTTGCGCCGTTTATCTGTCTCGCCGTGGTCGTCACAAGGACAGACGCAACCGTCTGCGTATTGTAGAGAAGTTTCAATGTTAGCGTGTCGGGCGTTGTGTCCTCTACGCCAAGGTCTGTAATAAACGCGCGGCCCTCCACAGCACTGTTGACTCCCAACGTACTAGAGGGCACATTAACAGAAAAGATGCTAGTTTCTGTCGTGGTATTGTTAACACTGATATTCAAAACCGATGCGGCAATCTTGGGTGTGGAATCGGCCTGCCATTTAAGCCCGGCAACGACAGAGCTGTCGGCCTTTATTATCTCCCCGTCGTTTCCGATTGCGAGCTTTTGTAAAACGCTTGAGTTTTGGGCAACAAGAAGGTCCCCCTTTGTGAAAGATGTCTGCCCCGTACCGCCCCTTACCGCCGTTTGAACGTGCCCGCCACCGGAGGACGTAGTGTTTCTTATATCTCCCAGAAGTGTACCTATGGTGGACGCATCCGTTCCTATCATGTTCTCAATGGCCCTTATCGCATCATTTTGCGCAGTCTCTATTGTTGAGTGGGACGGGGAATCAAGCGTATCGGTTGATTGTGGGTCGGAAAGGGTTGTTAGTGTGCTTGGAAATGCCATATTATGTTGGTTTTGCTATCTTGGTGTAAACGCTGCTTGTTGGTTTTGCTATCTTGGTGTAAACGGACTGGTCTATAGAATCGTAGAACGCTGTTCCAGAATCATAGGTGAGACTCGGCGTATCATACGTTTCCTTTCCAACAAACGTAACCCTAGAGTATGTCGCGTCTGTTGGTTTTGCTACTTTCGTGTAAGTCATTAGAACTCAAACCCAGTTAGCCCGAGCCCAGTAGTCTGTATGGGCTGTTGGCTTCCCCTAGAGAGGGTGCTGATAAGCTCCTCAACCTTTTGTTCATACAGTGCGTCAAACTCCGCCGCCCCATCATACTTCTCAAGAGACCTCAGATAGTTTGCGGCAATCCTCCAACCCAGAACCCGATAGTCGAGACTCTCTGGGTAGGAAATCGTGTCTGATGTTGCCGTGTATTCTGTCGGCTCCAGGTAGTAGATGAGCTTAATAAGGGTTGTTACATTGTGTGCGCTGGTTGGGGTGGGGAATATCTCATACCAATCCCCCCTGTCATCAAACCACGGCTCATTAACGCTGGCATTCGCTCGCAACCACCCGTATGACTTGCCCCCAGGGATGTTAGACACGTCCAATTGGTTGGCTACCAGATAGTCAGCCGCGGCCGTGGTTTTGTAATTTAGCTCAATTGTTTTGAGCCAGAACATATCCGTTGGGTAAAGGTATGTTCCTGTGTCAACGGTTCCATCCCGCGTTGTTTCTTGTACCTGAGAAGCGTCCACGCCCCTTGCAAGTAGTTTCCTACGGTAATCCAGTAGTGCCTCGTTGGAAAAGATAATGCCATTGGCATCTGTTAGCCCGTTTGAGTCTGTCTGTGTTTCTGCCCGTGCAAAATCTATCGCGTTTTGTAATGTTGCCATAATAATTTGCTTATCCTTGCCCGCCAAAAGACGAGCAAAGGAAACAAACTATTAGCTTGATACTGCTGACTCCACTCTTTGAATACGCTGTGTTCCCACAGAGTCCTCAAATCGCGTGACACCCAGTGTAACCTTGCCACCAATAGAGGTGTAGAGGTTAAGTGGGTCATTTGAGTCTGGCGTGCTTCGCATAATAGGCGTTGGCTGTTGGAAGTAGCCCCAACCAAACGACTGGTCTCCCAATACTGTAGTTGGGAAGACGTTAACCGTTGAGTTGAAGTAGTTCTGGTACGCACTTCGTAGGTAACGAATACCCCGAAAGTCGCCCAATGCACCCGCGCGCAAATCGTCAACGCTAGTGTAGCGTCCAACGTCTTGGAATGAACCTGATGCCGAGTTGGTCATTAGGTCGTTCTCTGCGAATGGGTGAATAACCGCAACATAATACTTGCCCTCAAACGGAGCAAGTCCAGCGGCATTAGATGCTGCCAGGTTGCGATACGCTTTCTGCATATCCGACTGTGTTAGCGTGTCGCCCGCGGCGATTCCAGTTCGCGCCGTGTTATTACCTGAGTAAATAACACCATTGCTGCCAGAGTTGACAACCGTCTGAATGATTGTGTCAACTAGACGAGCAAGTGAGTTGCGAACCTGCCTTGAAGCAGAGTCCACAACCTCTATCGCTGAACCGTGTACCAACAGGTCACTAACCTCAACGAGGATACCGTATTGGGCAGGACCAGAGCTGTATGAAGTAGCACCCCAAGTAACTGCACTTGGGTTAGTTCCCTCCGTGATTGCCGCAACACCCTCTGTTGAGGATACTGGGAAACCGGGAGCTGTTGCTGCCGCTCCACCCTGAATTGATGCACCCGCACCAAAAACAGAACCTCCACCCGCTGCTGCACCTGGGCCACCTACTGTGACCATAGAGGTGTTAATTTGAACAGGTAGCTGGTTCGTCTGTGGGAACAAGATGCGGTCAAACCCCTTGGGGGCATCCCTGCGGACACCGAGGCGGGCATATTGTAGCTGTGGCTCCAACACTTGAATCTCGCCAGAAATGTAGGACAGGAGTAGTTCAGAAGTGTTATTAGAACTTCCGCCCCATCCTGTGCCTCTTACTGTTACTGCCATTGTGTTGTGCTTTCCCTCTAGCTAAGTCCCAGATTTCCTTTCTTCTCTTCCTCTACGAGTGCCGCCCGCTTTTCCTCTTGCGTACCATCTTGGATTACCTCCTTTATGGTCTTTTCACCCATTTGTGGGACATTTGTGGCAGAACCTCCAGCGGTCTCGTCAACGCTAGGAGGGGTCTCCTTGGTTGTTTCCCCCGCTCCTGGTGCTGTGTATTTTCCTTCTTTCACAAGAATTGCTATGGCCGCGTCCTCAATGGAGTAGCCAGATTTAACTTTCTCCAGAATGTCATCCTTGTACTCTCTTGCGTCGGGATACTTATCCGTGACGGTAGAAAGAGAAGTATAGAACTCCGCCTCTCTCTTGGCTTCATCACGCTCCTCTTCAAGCTGTTTGGTGAGCTTTTGAAGTTCGTCACGTTCCTCGGCGGTGGTCTTAACTTTATGGGAAAGGTCTTTTATTCTCTCTTCGACCTTGTTTTTTTTGTTAATGGACTTGTCGACTTCATCAAGGTCTACCTCCTCTATGGGTTCTCCCTCAATGTTGTCTGGTGTTTCATCAGCCATATTTGCATTAGGTGGACGGCGAGCTCACACCTAAGATAGTCTTTTAATGCATTACCCAGCGCGACTAACGCCAAGCAAGAATTATCCCTGTGTCACCATGAACCTCTGCTCATGCGCACGAGAACATTTGTACTGGTCACACCACGCTATAAAGGTCCCCGGTCGGTCTGGGTGCTCCGCGATGTTCATCTTGGAGAATCCAATGACCTCATCAGGGTCCTTGTTAGCGTCACAGTACGAGCAGCGAATTGGCCCACCCCCAAGAGATTCTACAATCTCCCTGAAATGTGGACACAGTTTGTACTGAAACTGCGAGGGAACCTTGTTGTCGATAATCCCACAGTATTCACACACCCCACCACGAACTTGAGGTAATCTCCTCGTGACAGGTACTGCTCTAGAACCATGTCGTTCAAGCGTTCGGCGCGGGGCTGGTGTTGGTGCTACAACCGGCTGCGCTTCAGTTTCTGGAGCTTTCTGGGGCTCCGTCCCCGATTCATTCTTTTCCATGTAACTGTTGATTTACTCCTTGTAATTGCTTTTTGAAGAAGTCGGCCAACTTCTCAAAATTACTGTATTTCCTAGCCCAAATGAGCTGTCCTTGAAGTCTGTGGATTTCGGTTGGATTCAACTCCTTCCTTTCCACCTCTTGTCTCAGGGTTCTCTCAATTGCGCTCTCCAAACCATCAAACAGCTCTTTCTTGAGAACGTGCCAGTCTCTTGATTGGGCAACGTTATTCAATGCCTCAATAATCTTTGTAAGACTCGCGCGATGCTTCTCTAGCTCTGGGGTTCTGTCTACTTCAGAGCCATTTCCCAAAGTTGCCTGTTCCATTGTTAGTTTGGAGTTGTTCATTAAGCTCGGCCTGATTGGCTGTTAGCCATAACTTCTACGGTCTCACTGATGATGCTGGTTATGGCTGCTCCGTATCGTAGGAAGACGCGTCCTCGCTGACTCAGGATTGGAAGCCCCGATACGGCCGCACCCCCAAGAGAGGAGGCGGCTGCGCTACCTATAGCATTGGCATCCACAACAGTACCTCCCGCAAGCCATTCTGCGGTTGTGCCGTTTGCGTTAGAAACAATACTAGAACGCGCAACGTCATACCAAGTTGTACCCCCGTCATCTGTAGTTTGCAGAGTCGCACTTGCTCCACCGCCCATAACAGAGCAGGTGAATTTAACTACAACATTGTCTGTGTCTTGGGGTAGTCTAAACGTGTGCGCTACGCCACCTGCGGTTGAGGCGGGTCCAGTCGCGTTAACCGTTGTATTCTGAACATTAAGAACTTTCCTTAATGGTAGTCTGATTGACATATGTGTTTAGTCTTAGTTGGTAATCTACTTCGACCCGTTTATCCGTTCAACGAGTTCGTTGACTTTGGCCTCTAGTTTCGCTAGGTCTTCCCTAGAGAAGCGCAGGTCTAGTGGGGCAATCGCTTCTTTCTTTTCCTCCTCCTGCAACTTCGGCTTTGCCGCCTTTTTTGGTGCGGCCTTCTTTGCTCTTGGCATTTTACTATTTTGTACTGACTTCTAATTACGACCCTCCAAATTCTCCTGTGAGAACACTCCCGTTTCCGGCGAATGTCTTATACGCAACAGCCGGGAATAGTCCCAACTCTCTGTTTATCCCCTGCACACTACCCGCCGTCTGTGGGTTAGTGCCAATTGGGACAACGAAGCGTCTCACGGTATCTTGCTGAACTAGGTGGTCCCAGTTGCCTGAGCCCGTAGCAGTAATAACACTCGTTCCCGCAACAGATGAATCTATCGTACTCTGGCTTAGCCATTTGAGTGCTATGTGCTGATTTACGGCCGCTACCTCAATTTCGGTGGTATCGTGTGACAAAAGTAAAATTGAGGAGGCGACTGCATTTTCTTTGTATGCTCGCGCAAGAGCTACCTTAGGCGGGACGTATGTAAACTTCGTTTCCCCCCCAGAATCCCTTGGCAAGGCTGGTGAATAACCGCTCATCGTTCTGTATTGCTTAATGTACTTTTAACTTCCGTTTTTAATGGTGTTGCCGCTTCGACGGGCGACTTTTTCTCCTTTGTTGGGTTTATCTGATTGATTTGACCCTCCGCTTGCTGGACAGACTCCTCTCTCTGTTGTTTGGCAAGCATATCCTCGTGTTCTGCTATGTGAAACCATGTAGCGTGAGTCTTGGGCGAAACCATGTAGTGTGTGTAGATGTGGGTCTGGTGATTGTCGGTATCTGACACTCTGGGCATGATTTCCTTACTCAACTGCTCGTTCTCCTCTTCCGCCTTTATTTCATCAAGCGTCTTAGGAAGCATTATGTCAATGAGAGATGGGTCGTCAAGGAACTTGGGGAAGAATACAAACTTGTTGAAATTTCTTATCCCGTCCGCATCCAGCGTCTGTGCAAGTGCTGGGTAGAGCTGCATCATATCGCGTCGCAACACTAGCTCTTTGTATTCCGCCTCCTTAGCAGAGTATACCATAACGCCTGGAGGATAGTTGGTATTGAAGTCCTCCATATCAATGATGGTCGTGTCAATGCCCTTCACCCCAACGATGTTGGCCATCTTTTGTCCCAGACTATCTGCCCTAGCGGCGTATCGGTGAAACCAGTGACTCCAGAACTCCCTCTCCCCAAACTGCAACACCTTTGATTGTAAGGATTGGGCCATATCGTTGAGTTGCTGTTCTATCGCGTCATGTGTTGCCGTCTCCCTAACGCTTGTTGCGCTTGGCTCACTAGCAGACCCTGTGCCCACGGGCTCGTTCGCTTCCTGTGTGAGAATTGAGATGAATTGCAGGAGGCTGGGTGACATTGCCTGCGCCTTGTTAAGCGGCCACGCAGAGTCGGGGTCATCCATGGGGATGTGTTGGTTGATTTGTCGTGAGAAGAATTGTGTAATGTCACGAACCTTGTCGGGATTGTAGCCGTATATTGGATTTGCCTCGTCCTTAGCGGCGATGAAAGCCAAGTTAAGCAGTACCGACTTTGCGCGATGCTTGTCCTCAAGTAGGTCTGCAACAGAGAAGACAATTGAGCTGTGTGGCTCACGATAGGCCTCTTTGACAACAATCGGCCACCTTGAGCCTGTTTCAACGGTCTTGCCATCCGGCATGACTATCTCCTCACCGTCCTTGAGGTCTAGTTTCTGTTCTAGAAGAACCTTTGAGAAGTCCCTGTCTAGCCAGTAGACCATTTTGTCTCCTTTGTCATTGTACCCAAAGAATTCAAGAATCTGGAACACGTCCCCACCAACGCTTTCAATAGATGGCGCGTTTCCTTTCTTGGCTTTGTCCCGCTCTACCTTGTAGTCCCACAAGTATTGGTCAACTCCCGATGGTATCTCTCTAGTGCTCTTTACTCCTGTTATCGCGCCCGCCTTAATCAGCTTGTCTAGGGTGACTTTTGATTTCGTGACCCACTTCCAGTAGTAACGCCACTCCTGCGGGTCTTCAAAGTACGGGTCATATCCAAATACTAACGGGTTTATGACATGTGGCTCCATAATCTTGCGATTTGTGTTAAATCGCAGGGTCTCCATGTAGCCACGTCCAAAGAATAGCGTGTCCCACACCCAGTCGTAGTCATGTTTGGCCTTATCCATCTCAAGATAGTCGCTTTGGGCCAACTTATTGAAAGAGTTGAGTTGGTTTTGGTGTATTCCTTGTGCCGGAAGGAACTTTACCTGCAACCTATCATCATAAAGAGAGGACATAACCCTGTTGAAAAGAGTTAAAAGCAATGTTGAGGCGATATTCTGGTCGCCCCTCTGCAAGTTGTTCAGTAAAACTAGCTGTGATACCTGTCGCTTTTTGCGTTCTTGTAAGAAATCAAAGCTCTCCTGATACTTACTCTGTATGTTTTCCGGTATTGAGGACATCCTTTAGCTTTAACGGCTTGTCTAGTGATGAATAAATGTGACCCCTTAGTGCCTGTGCTGTTGCAAATACATAAAAACCTTTCTTGTCTTCTGTCAAGACAACCTTTGGTATGTCGACTAGCTCAAGCCCATCCGCCCACAGGTGATGCTCAATCATCTTTAGCTTCTCTGCTTGTGTCCCACCCGAGTCATTCTTGAAGTTGACAGACTTCTTGAGACGTGATTCTGTGATTGGCCCGTGCTGTAGCTGTTCCGGCGAGAAGGCGAACCTGAATGTTCTAAGCACGATTGGCGCGCCCCCATCATCTTGTTCAACCTTGACAGGTTCCACTTCTGCTTGTTCAACATCCCACGCAACATCTTTGGTTGGTGCGTCCTTGGCGTTGACCTCTAGCGCTTTTGCCTTCTTGCTCTTCATATTATACCACACTATCCATTAAACCTTTCCACAATTAGTGGATTTGGTCGTGGTTTGTTGTCCCACACCTCGTCCATCTTGTCATAAAAGCCACGACCGCCGAGCATCTTAGCCGCCCTACTGCTTCTGATGGCGGTGTCGCTTATGGCCTGTGTAAGAACGGCGGCATCAACAACGTTGGGGGACGCAATACCTTCTCGGAACAGGTCTTCCTTTGGTTGAATGATTATTTTGCCATCCTTGTTCTTATATTTTACCACATCAAACTCATTCCATCCATGGTTATGCAATAGTCTTCCGCCAGAAAGCAACCACGTTCTTTGTCTCCAGTGCCATTCTGCCTTTAGGTTGGTAAACATCGGGTCTTCGGATTTCTCACCAAAAGACACGCCCCTGACATTGTAGTCAACCTGCTTCAATCTGTCGAAAACGCCTTGCCCCACACCACTTTTG